GCCACATACCACTCTTCGTCGTCGTTCACGCGCACGGGGCGGATGATCGGGTCGGCGGTCTTGGCAATGCGCTTCATCAGCGACAGTTTCGCGTAGGTGAACTTGTCGTCGGTGGAGTCCAGCGTGTCGAGGGCAGTCGCAAAGACGCCCGAAACCGCGTTCGACTTGAGCGCACCAAACAGCACGCGGTCGGAGTTGGCAACGATGAACTCGTTACGCTCGCCAGCGGTGGCTGTGCCGTAGGCAAGTTGCGTGCCAGCGTTCGGGATGATCGCCTTCAGGGCCGCGATGACCTTGGTACGGTTCAGCTCCATCGCCCAGTCTTTCAGGAGGGGCTTGGCCGCAGCCCGAAGGCCCATCGCGGTTTTCTGCTCTTCCCATTCGGTGATGGCCACGCCGTTACGGTAGGCCGCAATGGAGATGCTGTGGCCGTAATCGACCAGCGCCTCTTCGGAGCCTTCCAGCAGGGTGTTGCCGGACACGCCAGCGCCGCCAAGTGCCTTGACCAGCGAGACGGTCAGGGCGTCACCGGGCTTCTTGGTCAGCTATTCCTTAAGCTGAATGACCGCGTTGGAGTCCGTGCCCTGGTAGCGGGCGAACCGGTTGGCGCGGATGTATTCGCGATAAAAGTCCGCGTCCCACTGTTTGACAGTGTTGGCGGTTGCAACGGTGGAGAGAGTCATGGGTATGCGCCTTCCTTAGCGCTTCTTGCGTGTTGCGAGGATTGAATCGAGGGAGTCATCGGGTACTACTTCCTGATCGCGGCTCGAACGAGCGGCGGACAGGTCGGGCGGGATCGCGGCAGCTTGGGCGAGTCGGGCGGTTTCTTTGGCGGTCGATTCAGCGGCGATGGACGCCCGAATCTCGGCTTCGATCTTCTGGCGATAGGCCGCAGGGTCTTGCATTGCCTTCATCTCGCGCAGTTGCTTGCCAAACTTGTAGGCGGCAGTCGCAGGATTGGGCGATTGCATGATGCCCGGAACTACGGCAGGGTTAGCCTGCGCGTACTCGGTCAGTTCTGCGAACACTTCGTCATAATCCGAATACGTCTCTCGGGCCTGTGCCTCCAGCGCGGAATACATGACTTGCGTCATCTACTGCCGAGCTTGATTGACCGCCTGATTGACGTACTGTTCCGGGGCTTCGTAGAAATTCGGCTCGGGAACCTGCTGCTGTGCCGCACGTTCGCGCTGCTCATACTCGGCAACGCGACGCTCATACTGCTGACGCTTTTCCCGCTCCGCTTTGAGGGCGGCGAGGGGAACGTGTGTTGCCTCTGGTTCCGCAGCCGTCGGCGCTGGGGTTGCCGGGGTTTCCGGCGTGGGTTCGACCGTTACAGGCTCGGGCGGCGCGGTGTCTTGCGGTTCGTCCGGTGCCTCATTGTCCAGAAAGCCATAGCGTTCATCACTCATCGTTTGTTGCTCCTATCTCGCCCATACGCTGGCGGCGCGTCTCGACCCAATCCGTGGTCGTCCGTAGCCATTTTCCCGGCCAAGGTTTCTTGCGGCCTCAAAGCGCCAGAAGGCGCTCCTCGGTCAAATCAGTTACGCCCAGGTGACGAGGTTGGCGCTGCCTACCAGCCACTTACCGCCCCATCCGATCAGGGTCACGGCTGCGCCCTTGAACGCGGCGAACGTGCCGGTCGTGTTTACGCCGGTCGTGCCGTCATAGACGAGCGAGGTCGCCGTGATGGTGTGGGCGTTGTCCGAATAGCTGACAACCCGCAAGACCACGCCGTCAGCAGACGGAGCGGCCAAGGTCATCGCGGAAACGCCCGCCTTGGTCAGCACAACGCACGCGCTGACAACGGGGAGCGCACCACTGGCGGCGATGGCGTAGGTAATTCCCATCTGCGCCTACATGGCGAGAATTGCAGCCTCGGACGAATCCATGTTCGATGGGTTGGTTCGCGCAACATCCAGCGCGGTCGGAAAGGTGGTCGTGCCCTGTGCCATTAGTTTGATTCCTGTATTGGTTGTGGGTCAGGCTTCATAGCCTGCATCCGGTGGGTTTCTGCCTCATATGCCGCTATTTGCTGCTCGTGACCCTTTGCCATCTGCTCCAACTGCCATTGAGCGTGCTGCAACGCCATTTCGGCTTGCTATCTGGCAATGTCTGACTGGGCTACCTTGATGTCTGCGCCGACCTGCGCCTTGACGGCTTGGGCCTGCTGCATCTCGATGCCCTTCTGCATCTCGGACTGTTGCGCGGCCTGCTCGGCCTGCTGCAATTTCTGCTGGCACTCCTGGAGCGCTTGTTGCATTTCCTGCATCTGCTGCTGAACCTGAGGTGGGATGCCGCCCTGCTCCAAGTCCTTCAGGATCGCGCCCTTATTGCGAAGGTTCGACGCCTCAATAATGTGCTTGGTCTGGATGCTGTTCGGGTCGGCCTTCTTCATCTCGACAAGTTGCTCGAACTGCTCGGACTGGATCGTGACGCTATCCGGCCCGTCCTCCAGAATCAGGTCGATTTCCAACTCGGCTATCTGGTTCTGCATCTGCGGGCGACCGTCCGGCCCGATGATCGGCTGTCCGTTCGGATCGGTGGCGGGCGCATTGATGCCGACCCAGCGCATGTTGCGCTCGTCGTCGGTCACGCGCACCCAACGCTCCTCCGTCCAATACTGGCGGATTCGGTGCCATGTGGCCTTGTAAATGCGCCATGACCAATCGCGCAGCGCATCGAAGGCAATGGCCTGCTCTGCGAGTCCGGCCTGCGTCAGCGCCTCCACAGCGCGACCAGACGGGGCTTGCAGATCGCCTTGCAGCGCCGGGTTCACGCCCGATGCGTCAATCTCGGCCTTCGACTCCTGCAACAGCTCAAACTGCCCAGCCACCAAGCCTTGCGCGTCCACGAACTCAAAGCGCATGTCGCCATTGACTTCGAGGTAGCCGTCCGGGCGATTGGCCTCGGTGCGGGCCTGCTCCACGTTGTCCACGGCCCCGCGTTCAGCGATGACTTGGCGGCTGTTCAGCAGATGCAGCGCCTTCGACCGGCGCTTGTTGATCTCGTCCTGCGGGCTAATCATCGCCCTGACCGCGCCGTAGCGATTGTTTTCGCGGTCTACGTACACAGACACGGCAATCAGGTCACACTCAGGCTCGCCGTCCTCGTTCAGATACGGGCTTACCTGCGGATCACGCAGGAATCCGCCCTTGCAGACCGTGGCTTGCATCCACTGACCGGCTTCGCGGTAGCGGTGCTGCATGACGCGGATGCGCTTACGCTTGGCGTCGGCCCATGACATTTTCGGGCGGTCGTCATACGTCTCGCCCTCGCCTGCGGTATCCGCATAGCATCCGGCGATAACGTCATCCTTGCCGCCATACGTGGCCTTGGCGTCCTCCTCGTCCATCCACAGGACAACGCCCATGTAGTTGGCGTCGGAGAAGTCGCGGCGGCGGCTGTGCGAGTCGTAGTAGAACCGATCCCACGGCACATGGTTCAGCGAGACGTCCATCTGTCCGTCAGGCTTGCGCTTGACCGTGACAGTCGCCGCGCCGATGCCTTCGATGAACATGGATTCCGCCGCCTCAGAGCGAATCTGCGGGAACCGTTCGGAGTCGCACACGAAGCGGATCGCATCCGTGACGCTCTCGGCTTCCTGCTGGTGCTTGGGCGTGCGCGGATAGGCTTTCGGGTCGGTGCGCTGGCGCTTCTCAAAGCCCAGCAGCGAGTCAATCTTCGGCTTGATTCGGTTGGAGATAACGGGCGGCTGCTTACGCTTGGCGAGCGCGGCCAGTTCCTCAGTCGTTAGCTGCTTGCCGTCGTAATAGTCACGGGCAAGCTCCGCATCCTTGCGAGCGTCCTACGTGTTGTCGAAGGACTCCTCGAACTGACGGAGCATTTTCTCGTGGCCGTCCTTGGCCTTCGCATCCGTCATGCTGTCTTCCAATTCTCAGTGGGGGCTTCGTTGAAGCCGTAGTCACGGCGCGGGCGGATTGGCTTGGCGGCAGCTTTCGGCTTGTAGCCGCTGCGCCTCAGTTCTTCCAGCGCGTACCGCACGGCGTCAATCGTGTGATTGTTCTTGTCCTCCAGTATCGGGAGGATTTCTTCGGTGTGCGGGTCAATCTTGAAGCTGTATTGCGCCAGCTCCTCGGCTACATGCTTGCAGCGCGGATGGACGATAATGTCGAACGCCTTCAGGAACTCGATACCGTCCTCAACGCTACCCGGCCCCTTGATGGCCTGGACGATCTTAAAGCCCTTGCGCTGCATGTAGCTGACCGTCTCCGGTCGGGCGCTATCGGCACGGATGAGGAACTTCGTGCTACCTGCGACCCCTTTGGCCTTCTTCGGGTTGGCCCAGCGCGGCTGCTCGCCTCGCTCGATGCGCTCCCGGTCATCGCCAGCAAACAGGGCGGGCGTGTAGTCAATCTCACACCCCACTTCCCACGCCTCGGCGTCCACGTACAGGTTTCGCCCGTCGATGTGGCAGCGGATCAAGACCGTGGGATCAATGGCGAAGCCCCAGTCAGCCCCGAAGCGATGGATAGCATCGGATGGCGTGTCGAATGCCTCGACCTTCCAGTTGCGGAACACTCGCGCCTTCGCAGCGGTAGCGTATTCGCCGCCCCATACGTTAGCGAACTTGTCCGGGTCGCGGAGTAGATCGTCCTCCAGGTCGGCCCGCAGCTCATCGGGGAGCCAGGGGTTATCGCAGTAGTTGGCCTGCACCACCACCGAATCTTTCGGCGGATGCTCGCCCCGAAGGAACGTATCCACCGGGTCAGTTGCTTTGTTCGGGTTCCAGCTAAACCAGATTTCAGAGCCGGGCTTGCGGAAGGTAGGCCGCAGCATGTCCAGACTGCGCTGG